ATCACAATTAGCTTTAGATGAATATAAAAAAGGATTACAAAATATGGCTGATAATTTAAATTCACCACAGCCACAATATATGTCAGATGTAAGGTTTAGTTACTTACTACCATAGGATAATAAATTATGCCAACACAAGGAGCTTCGATTACAGTTGCAGGAGGATTAGATTTAGTTTCAAGTTCTCATGCATTATTTAGAACTCCAGGTGCTGCAACTATATTAGAAAATTTTGAATCATCTACAACAGGTGGTTATAGAAGAATTAATGGTTATACTAAATGGGGTGGTGCAAGTGCAGCTATTCCTTCAGGTTCTCAATTAGATGCAATAACAGGATTAATACCTTATGCAGGTGGAGTAGTAGCTTGTCAAGGTACAAATATTTATTGGTCAGATAATGGAATTAATTGGTTACAAGTTAATAAAGATACTTATGTATCTCAAACAGGAACAGTAGCAGTTACTGCTGGTTCACCTACAGTTACAGGAACTGGTACATCATTTACAACTGAGTTTGCTGCTAATGATAGAATACAAATTAATAATATTAATTATAGAGTATTATCTATAACAAGTAATACAGTATTAACTTTAGATTATAATGTTGCTTCTACAGTTTCAGGACAAGCTGTAAAAAAAAGTGGTATATTAGGCACAGCTTTAGCTGCTGCAACTACTATTACAAGAAGTAATCAATCTAATAATCAATTTGATTTTTATGAATCAGATGGTGATTATGGTACTTTGTATATTACTGATGGTACTAATAAAATAGCAGAGTTTCAAATAACAGTTTCAGGTGGAACTAATACTTATTACTTTGAAGAATTAGAAAGGTCAGCTCCTACTAATCCTAAAGTATGTGGTATATTTTCAGAAAGATTAGTTGTAGCAGGACAAACAGCTTCAACAAGTACAGTAGCTTATAGTACTAGATTAAAGCCATATGACTTTGCAGGAGCTTCAGCAGGTGAAATAGATGTTGGAGATATAATTGTAGGTATAAAAGTCTTTAGAAATAGCTTAATTATATTCTGTAAAAATAGTATCTTTGAGTTGACAAGTCTTGATTCTACCCCTATACTTAAGTCTATAACCAAAAATATAGGTTGTGTAAATGGAAATTCAATTCAGGAGATAGGTGGAGATTTAATCTTCTTAGCACCTGATGGATTAAGAACAGTTGCTGGTACAGCGAGAATTGATGATGTTGAAATTGGTTCTATTAGTAGAAAGATATTACCTTTAATAAATAATCTATTAAAAAATATTCAACAATTTACTATCTCTAGTATGGTCATTAGAGAAAGAAGTCAATACAGATTATTCTATCATAAGTCTGGTCAAGCTCAATCAGGACAATTAGGAATTATAGGAACTTTTAAATTTGATTCAAATGGAGTTCCTGCTTTTGAGTGGAGTGAAACAAAAGGAATGGAATTAAAATTTTGTTCTTCAGAATTAAATCCTCAAAACGAAGAAGTTAAATTTGGTGCAAATGATACTGGTTACATTTATGAAATTGATAAAGGTAACAATTTTGATGCAGCAAATATAAATGCTAGATTTCAAACACCAGATATGGATTATGGTGATAATGGTTTAAGAAAAAGTTTATACAAAGTTAAAACTAATATTGAACCAGAAGGTACTCAAAATAATTTAAAGTTAAGAATTAGATATGATTTTGATAATGCTGCAGTTCCTCAACCAGGAGAATTTGCAGTAGGTAATTTAAGTAGTGCATCATTATTTGGAGCATCTACTTCACAATTTGGAACTTCAGTATTTGGAGCAACAACATTACCAAGTAAGAGTGTTTTAGTTACAGGTAGTGGATTTTCAAATAGTTTTAGATTTTTTACTAATGATACAGATGCAGGATATTCAGTTAATGGAATGTTTGTATCTTTTATAGCAGGAGGAAGAAGATAATATGGCAGGTTATGTAAGACAAAGTACAATAGCAGATGGTAATACAATTGATGCATCATTGTTTAATAATGAATTTGATGCACTCTTAGCTGCATTTGTAAATACTACAGGACACAAACATGATGGTACTGCTGCTAATGGTCCAGTAATTGGATTAATAGGTGATGCAGGTTTAGCAACTCCTTTAAATAAAATTAATATAGATACTACTAATAAACATTTAGAATTTAATGTTAATGTTGGTGGTAGTTCAGTAGAACAATTTAGATTACAAGATGGTGCAATTGTTCCAATCACTACTAATGATATTGATTTAGGTACTTCATCTTTACAATTTAAAGATGCATACTTTGATGGTAATGTAACTTTAGATGGTTTAGTTATTGGAAGTGCTACAGCAATAACAGATGTAGATACAGATTTAAGTTCTGTTTCAGGAAGTGATGATACAGTAGCTTCAGCTAAAGCAATTAAAACTTATGTTGATGCACAAGTAGGTGGAGCAGATTTAGATTTTGCTGGTGATAGTGGTGGTTCTCAATCAGTTGATTTAGATGCTCAATCATTAACTTTAACTGGTGGAACTGGTATTGATACTACAGGTTCTGCACAGACAATGACTTTTGCAATTGATAATACAGTTGCAACATTAACAGGTTCACAAACTTTAACAAACAAAACTTTAACTACTCCAACTATTGCTTCAATTACAAATGGTGGAACAGTTACAATTCCTTCTGGAGCAGATACTTTAGTTGCAAGAACTTCTACAGATATTCTTACAAATAAAACTTTATCATCTCCAACTTTAACAAGCCCAGTTATTAATACAGCAATTAGTGGTACAGCATTTAAAGATGAAGATAATATGTCATCTGATTCTGCTACATCAGTTGCTTCACAACAATCAATTAAAGCATATGTAGATACTCAAGTAGCAACTATACCAACTGGAGATATTACTTCAGTAGTAGCTGGTACTGGTATGACAGGTGGTGGAACATCAGGTGATGTTACATTAAATGTTATTGGTGGTACAGGTATTACAGCTAATGCAAATGATATAGCTATTGATAATTCAGTTGTTACATTAACTGGCTCACAAGCTTTAAGTAATAAAACTGGTAATATATCACAATGGACAAATGATGCTGGTTATCTAACAAGTGAAACTGATTCACAAACATTAAGTTTTTCAACACCAACTTTAACAATTAGTAATGGTAATAATGTAAACTTAAGCACATTAACAAATGGTTTAATTACTGCAAGTTCAACTGACACATTAACAAATAAAACTATTGATGCAGATGGTACTGGTAACTCAATTACTAATATTGAAGATGCTAATATTAAAGCATCAGCAGCTATTGATGCTACAAAAATAGCTGATGGGTCAGTAACAAGTACAGAATTTCAATATATTAATAGCTTATCATCTAATGCTCAAACGCAAATAAATAGTAAACAAGCTACTATTGATTCATCTAATAGATTAAATGCTAATCTAATTCATGATGGTTCAGTAGATAATACAGAATTTGGATATTTGAATGGTGTAACTTCTGCTATTCAAACTCAAATAAACACAGCCAATACAAATATTAGTAATAAAGCTAGTAATGGTTTTGCTGTTGCAATGGCAATAGCACTTTAATTTGTGTTGACAATAAGACAAAAAAAAGGTATAATAGGATAATTCTATGGCACAAGATTTTGAAAGAACACTAAAAGAGGACATATCAAATAACTCAGGGTCTCCTACAGTATTAAGAACAGCAGCTAATTCTGATGATGCAATCATTGGTATTAGATGTGCTAATACTTCAGGTACTTCAGTTAATATTTCTGTTTATGTAAAAAATGGAAGTGACACATATTTTATTATTAAAGATGCACCTATCCCTACAGGTGGTTCTTTAGAATTAATTGATGGTGGCTCTAAGGTTGTATTACAAACTGGAGATTCAGTTGAAGCTTATGCTTCAGCAGCTTCATCTGTTGATATAATTACAAGTGTTGTAGATACTATCTCAGCATAATAAGGAAATAATATAAGTAATGGTATTGTCACAGCAGACAAACTAGCTACTAATGCTGTAACTACTGTTAAAGTAAATGCAGATGCTGTCACAAATGCTAAAACAGAATTTACACCTGGACTAACTATTAAAGGTGATGGTTCAAGTGCTGATGGAAAAATTATTCTTAATTGCTCACAAAATTCACATGGAGTTTCAATAGCTGGACCTGCACATTCTGCAGGGCAAAGTTATAATTTAGTTCTCCCTACTTCAGTAGGAAGTAATGGACAAGTACTAGCTACTAATGGAAATGCAAACAATCAATTAACATGGGTTGATGCAGTAGAAGCTAAACCTACAGTTGCTAATGTATCACAAACAATTGCTCCAGCTACATCACAAACATTTAATATTACAGGTACAGGTTTTGTATCAATACCAATAGTAGAATTTATAAAATCAGATACAGGAGCTATTACAAGAGCTGGTGCTGTTACATTTACAAATGCAACAACTTTAGCAATAACAGTTACATTAGCTTCTGGTGCTTATTATGTTAGAGTAGAAAATAATGATGGTAATGCAGGTAGAAGTGCTAATGCAATTATAACTGCAAGTACAGCTCCTACATGGACAACATCAGCAGGTTCTTTAGGAACTATAGCTGGTGGTAATTTTTCTGGTACTGTAGCAACAGTTGCAGCAACATCAGATTCAGCAATTACTTATTCAGAAGTTTCATCTCCTGCAGTTCTTATAGGTTCAGGTTCAGGTCAAGCAAACTGTGCATTAAACAGTTCTACAGGTGCAATAACAACAACAGATTTCGGTGGAAGTTCAACTTCTCCAACATTATATACATTTACACTAAGAGCAACAGATGCCGAAGGTCAAACAGCAGATAGAGTATTTACATTACAATCTAGCTTCGGTGCAACAGGTGGAGGACAATTTAACTAATGGCTACTAAATTAACTAAAGCAGTTCAAAAAAATGCAAGTAATGATGCTATAACTAAAATGACTTTTAGTGCTTGGATTAAAAGAACTAAATTAGGAGAAGCAGAAATATTTTCTGCACACCAATTATCTTCTTATTATACAGATTTTTATTTTAATGGTGATGATGCTTTAATACTTTATAGTTTTATAAATTCTTCAACTGCTGCAAATGTAGTGACAAAAAGAGTATTTAGAGATACTAACGCTTGGTATCACATTATGTTGGTAGTTGATTCAACACTAGCTACAACAAACGATAGAATTAAATTTTATGTTAATGGAGTCAGAGAAACAGAAATGGATGGCTCACAAACTCACCCATCACAAAATTCATCTTTTGGACAATTTAATGATACTGGTGCAACTTTACATATAGGGGACACTCCGAGTAGAACTGCTTTTGAGGGTGTTATGTCTCATGTTCATTATACACCTTATACAGCTTATGATGGTTCTGCATTTGGAGAAACAGATGCTACAACTGGAGAATGGAAAATTAAAACTTCTCCAAGTGTGACTTATAGCACAGCAGGATTTTTTATTTTAAAAGATGGTAATTCAGTCACAGACCAATCTGGTAATAGTAATAACTTTACAGTTGCTAGTGGCGACCTTACAAAAACAGAAGATTGTCCAAGTAATATTTATGCTACAGCAAATCCTTTAGTTCGTAATCAAGTGACAATAACTACTGCTAATTTAACTGTACGAAGTCCAGGCTCAAATTGGATGGGTATTCCTGCTACATTAGGTGTAGAATCTGGAAAATGGTATTGGGAATATAAATTAGCACTTGGTAATGCTTGGTCACAATGTGGAGTAATGTCATCTAAACCTAGTGGTGGTTATGATAGTATTTATTCTACTTATGTTGGGAACAATTCAGGTGGATTGGCTTTAAATTCTGGTAATGGAGATTTTTACCATGATGGAAGTTCAGGTGCATATGGAACATCTGCTTGGTTTTCAGGTGGTTTAGCAGAATATGATATTATTGGAGTTGCTTTAGATGCAACAAATAGTAAAATTTGGTTTGCTAAAAATGGTACTTGGGGTAATTCTTCAAATCCATCTACAGGTTCAGGTGGTATAGATTTTTCAGGCGATACTGATTTTACAAACCACAAACCATACTTACCTGCATTTTCAGTACACAACTGTATTTTAACTTTAAATTTCGGTAATGGTCATTTGGGAACAGCAGAAATAACAACAAATGGGGGAAATGGTTTTCAAGATACAGATGGTAATGGAAGATTTTATTATGCTGTTCCTACAAATTATAGAGGTCTTTCAACAAAGGGGTTAAACGCATAATATGGCATACACAACTATCAATAAATCTACAGATAATTTTAATACAGTTTTATATACTGGTACAGATGCTAGTAAATCAGTAACAGGTGTAGGATTTCAACCTGATTTTACATGGATTAAATGTAGAAGTAATGGTGGTTCAAATACTTTTGCTCATATTTTAACAGATGCAGTAAGAGGTGTTAATGAAACATTATTTTCAAATGAAAATGATGGAGAACTTGCTAACCACTCACAAGGGTATTTAAGTGCTTTTGGTGCAGATGGTTTTACAGTAACAGGTCAAGATGGAACAAGTGGTGTAGGAAGAACTTATGTTGGTTGGAACTGGAAAGCAAATGGTCAAGGTTCATCAAACACAGATGGTTCTATAAACACTACATACACTTCAGTTAATACAACAGCAGGTTTTTCAATATGTAAATATACAGGCACAGGAAGTAATGCTACTGTAGGTCATGGTTTAGGTGCTGCTCCTAAAATGGTTATTATAAAAAAAACAAGTGGTGCTGATGATTGGAAAGTTTATCATGCTTCAGTAGGTGCAACTAAATCATTAGTTTTACAAGGAAATAATGCAGAAACTTCTGACAGTACATCATTTAATAATACTGCTCCAACAACTTCAGTTTTTTCAGTAGGTACTTCTTCAGCAACAAATACATCTGGTCAAACTTATATAGCTTACTGCTTCGCAGAAAAAACTGGCTACAGCAAGTTTGGCTCATACACAGGTAATGGTAATAATGATGGAACATTTGTTTATACAGGATTTGCT